AAAATCATCAGCAGTTATAATGTCCTTGCCTTGATTATCAACCTCAAATAAAGCCCATTCTTCCTTGCCTGCCTTGGTTCTTCGGTCAACATTCGGTGCTACTGCAAATTCTGTAAAGAAATCATCTTTTTCTAATACATACTTATGTACTGCTCTGCCAAAAAGCAATGCCGGTGTATCTTCTTGCGGATTATCTTTCCAATAGCGGAAATGTGCAGGGGATTTAACCATATGCTTTAAGTCTGTACTGCTAACACCATCTCGTTCCCGGTATTCCTTGTTACTTATTTTTATTCCTTTATTCAATTTTCACTCTCCAATAATTCTTTTACATATAAATCCATACTGTGACATAATTTAATGCAATTACCGTGTGATGCGTGATTTTTCCAAGCATTGTATTTCTCGTAAAACTTATTCTCGGTCATAGTTCCGTTTTTAACCAACACAGACCACCGTTTCAGTTTTTTGCGGATTTTACGCTTGTTATCTCCACTTATTTTCCGTATGTACTTTCCGTCTTTCGTCACATAATGATGAAATCCAAGAAATTTAATACCGTTCTTAAAAGGACATATCTGCGTTTTTCCATTAAGTGCTAAACCAGTGCTATTCACAAATTCCGTTATACATTCAAGGCACCATTGCAAATACTTCTTATCGTGGTGTATCAAATAAAAATCATCCATATATCTTCCGTAAAACTGTATTCCAAGTTCGCCGGTTATGAAGTGATCTAGCCCATTCAACATAAGTAATGCGTATATCTGTGCTACCTGATTCCCTAATGGAAGCCCTAAACCATCCGTGCTGTCAATAAATAGATGATTAAGCCACGTTATGTATTCATCATTGAAATGGTAATCCACAATATCTTTCAAAATGTCATGGTCTATCTGATAGAAAAACTTCGTAATATCACACTTTAATATCCAACCGTCGGTGCCGTGCATTTCATAAAAATTCAACATATGCTCTTTCAAGCAATCCATTCCAAAATGCGTTCCTTTATCGACTTGTCCGGCATAATTGCATTTAATAAATTCGTTTTCAAGTTGCGGATGCAGAATATTGTCACTAAATACGTGTTGTACAACCTTATCTTTAAAAGAACACGATTTAATCACTCTTTCTTTTGGCTCGTAAATTTTGAACTCGTTATAATTACTCATTTTGTATGTTTGATTTTCAAGTTGTTCTTTTAATAGATGCAGTCCTTCAAGGCTCATATTTTGAAATCTCGCACAACTTCCATTAAATGGTTTATTGCGCTTTGCTTTTTTATAAGCCCTATACAAATTTTCATAATCAGTAACAATATTCTTGACATCCATAACTTGCGTTCCTTTATGTTTACCGCATTGCGGAAGGTCTTGCGTTTTTCTGTATCTTTGTTTTCTGATTTCGGCTTAATGCCTACTCTTGCTGTCTGAATAATCCAGAATGGGCGAACACCATTGTTGTTGTTGCAATTATTGTTGTTGATGTTGCCTGAAGGGTGAACAACGGTTTAACAACGCAAAACCTAATAAAGCTATCTTTTCTTATCCGTACTTCTCCAAGCAATAGCCATATGCTTTACATCAGATACCATTTTCGACCAATACTCTGTGCTTTTAATATTTATAATATTCAACTGATAAGACAGTTCTATGTAGTACAAAAGTTGGTCGCACATCGTTATTGCTTTGGTCTGCAACTCAAAACGCTCTCTTGCATAATCTTTCAAATCCGTTCTGTTTGCTTCGTGCAAATACTCATATATTTCCAATGCTTTATTCTGCATCTTATCAACAAGTGAGAATCTCCACTTTTTAGGGTATCTGTTACAATTTGACGTTAAAATCAATGTGTGTTTGGCTAATTCTTTGGCTTTTAAAATTACTTTCAGTTCCGTTTCTGCCATTTATCTATCCCTCTAATTCAAAGATTGAAGAAGAAAAGATACAAACCGGGCGAACACCATCGTAGTCGTAGCAAACATTGCGGCCGATGAGGCCCGAAGGGTGAACAACGGAAACCCAACGATTATCGACATTGCTTTTAACACTATCGGCAGTCAATAACCACCAATAATAATCAGTTTTCAAAATGTGCTTGCGGTACTTTCTGTATTCATCAACATTAAGTACCGATACGTAATCTTCGCATTTTCCATATTCGTCCAAACCGTCAAGAGATAGTAAATCTCTTTCAAAAGATAAGATGTTTTCTTTTCCTATTTCTTCGCATAAGGTTTCCAAAAACTCTCCGTTGAGATAACTTCTCAAAGAACTCTCTTTCCAATCGTTGGAATCGCTGTCAAATTTTGATTCATCTTCTAACTTATCAGCCAAACACACATATCCTTTTTCTGTAACATCAAGGATTTTCCAGTTAAGTCCGGCAAGTTCAAAAGTATCTCCAATTTCAAACTTCTTTTTAATAGTGGGAATTTTTTCTTTTTTAATCTCTGATAACTCCGCTTTCAATTCGTTAATCTGATTCTGCAAATCTTTCATAGTTAATGGTTTTGACATATTATTTTTCTCCTTTCGATACAAAGATATTAGATTTTAAGATACAGAAAGGGCGAACACCATAGTAGCAGCTATCGCGGCCGATGCCGCCTGAAGGGCGAACAACGGCTATTGAATATTTATAACCTCGTTTTTCTGTCGACCAAGGAGTGCAAGTCCACCACCAATCATCCAAATTTTCATCTACAATTAAATTGTTAAATTCTCTTGCTTCATCAAAAGTAATGGGCCGCACCTTGCATTTACATTTTCCAAATTCATTCTGCATATCGACAGAAGTTAAATCAACTTCGTGTTCAATAATGTTGTCTGCTCCAACTTCTTTTTCGATTAAAGGCTGAATGTCACGCTCAATTACCTTTTTGAGATTTGATTTTTTGTAATCTCTTGTATCTTCATCAAACTTGATACTTTCTGCCATAAAATCTTTGGAAATAACGTGTGTTACCTCTTCATCCTGCTTCAATATAATAAAATCGTGTTCTCCAACCTTAAATGTTTCGCCCGGATTCAATGTTGATAACTGAACCTTGCTTGATTTTTCTCTTTCCTCAAGAATCTTAATTGCTTCTTTTAATAACTCAATTTCTTTACTCATTTTCTTCCTCGCTTTCTAAAACTGCATCGCAAACTTCATCTACAATTTTGTATAACTCTGTTTTCAAATTTTCTTTTCCGTGAGTTGGTATAATTACGGAAACTGCGATACTGCACATTAAGCACATAAATTCCGCAATCAACTCGCATTCGTTTCCTTTTATATCAACCTTGCCTTTTCTTACCTTAATCAACTAATCACTCCTTTCGCTCACTTTTCTAAATCTCTTAACCAAACAATCAACGCATAAATGCTCGCCGTAGAAGTCGCATAAATAGTCGGGTTCATACTCTTCCTTGCATCCGTCACAATAATAATGCGGAACTCGTTTATGCTCGCCTGTACACGGATAACCTGGCACTGCGCACATACAACAATCGTTTTCGTATCTAACCATATCAATACCTCAACCCAATCGTTACTGTTCCTGTTTTTGGATTTTGCGTTATATCATAGTAGTCCATAGCACCTCTAACATCTGTCTCAATTTCCTTGCCGTTATCGGTTGTAATCAGCAATCCTAATTCTGTTTGAAAAACAACTTCATCATCGGGTGCATATTTTGATAATTCTTGAATTAAATCGTAGACTTTTAACATATTTGCTCCTTTCATAAAATAATAATTAGAAGAGAAACCACATTTATTAAAAGGGCGAGCAAATTCATCAAAAAGATGCTTAAAAAATGAAAGTTACCTTCCTTTTTTCTAGTCAAAAACCACATAACAAGCGATGCAATCCAAAATCCCAAAAGAAAAAACCAAATCACATATATCAAGACTCTTCCACCCCTTTCAATTCCACTACCGACAATTCATAAGCGGTCTTTGTTTCGCACTCGCCGAAAAGGTTTTGCTTAACATATTCCCTACTCTGCAATCTGCCAGTAATACTAATTTCCTTTCCTACTTCCATTTCTGCCACTCGTAAAGCGTTTCTGCCCCAAAAAATACAAGGTATGTAGTCGCTTTGCCCTGTCGGTCTGTTTACGGCTAAAAACACGTCACAAATCGTTCTGCCAAGCGGTGTTTCTCGCAAAATCGGCTGTTTGCAGATAGAACCATTCAAAAGTACAAAGTTCTCATCATCTTCTCCGCAGCTGCCAGTGTCCTTGACAAAAACATAGATTTCTAAATGCCGTTTGCCGTCTACTTCTACATTTCTTGTCCGTACTTCGCCACATATGCCAACTATTTGGTCTTCGTATATATAAGACAGATTGACTTCTGGCACGATGCAAGGTAACTTGTCCGTATATCCGCTTAATCTGTTTGTGGATAATAAGAATGAATAAAACTTCTCGCCCTTATATTCGTGGCTAAACTCTAACTCGCTAACTATCCCTTGCAGATATATCTTGTTCATCTTCAATCTCCTTCATAATGTTAAAAGCTATTGCATATACAATTTCCGCAGTGCTTTTTGTGTCTACATTGACATATCGCTTCCATGCATCGCTATTTCTGTTCATTTTCTTGACAGCTGTGCCAATCGCACTATGAACGCATTGATAAGACACAAAGATTTTTTCTTCGATATCTATACAAACCTGGGTAAGCGACTTTTCATCAACTTCAATAATGCGCAACAACGCTTCTTCTAAATATGCAAAACCTCTTAAATTAAAAGGTATTCCTAAATCAAACAACGCTTGTCTAATTCGCCTTCTCACTAATAATCACTCCTTTTCTAATTACTCTTCTTCTTCTGCCAACGGTGCGCCCTTATATGCAATAATCATCGTTATCGTAACAATAATAGCTATAACAACTAAAACCGCAAACACACCACTTAAAAACCCTAACCAAAACATATTTACTTCCCCCTTATTCTTTCTAGCTCTGCACTTCTTTCGAGGACACTTCCGGCATATTTGGATAAAATTCCGTTTTCGTAGTTGTAGTATGCCTTGGAGTTTCCGTTGTAAATGTCCAAAACATAACTTACTTCTCCGTAATCATCTCGCAACTCTGCTAAATAATCTGTGGCAACTAAAATATTGCTATATTCGTCGTATATATCTACAACTCCCAACTTTTCCATTCTGTCAGCGTGCCATTTTACAGATACTTGCATTAAACCTTTGCAACTTCCGTTTTCCGCATACTGATTGCCGCTGGATTCTGCTTCGATAATCGCCATAAGCAATTCCGGGCATATACCATACATCTCGCCAATTTCTTCACAATAGCCTTGAACTTCTTCTGACAAAATACATTCTCTATCTCCGGCGGAAAGTCTTATCGTAGGGATAATTGCTAGAATAATCGCTACCGTTATAAGTAAAATCATTTTTTTCACTATTACTCTCCTTTGCCATAAATGGTGCGGAAATAATCATTAAACATAGTCCGATTAAACAAAGAACAACAGGCTTAGTCATATCCATACTGTCCAAACCGCAACCGCCAATCATAACTATGCCAAATCCAATTCCGCATATAATCTGTGCTACATTTACTTTAAATTTCTTCATTTGTTTTCTCCTTACTCCACTAATCTGTAAACATCGTAATGTGTTTTCTCGCCAAGCCTGTTTTTGCAATAAACACGCTCTGTTGTAAAAACATATCCTTTTTCTTTTAAGTTCCAAATTCTTGCGCCCAACTGCGTAATTCCTAAATCCGCATACGCTTGCCAACTTGTAATACTTCCAAATCTGCGTATGTATTCAAGAATTTTTTCACATTGCGTAGGACGATGTTCTAATGTTTCTTTTGACATATAATCTCCTTTCAATACTCGTAAAGGGCATCTACATAACTTTTCAAAGCCATAAGACGTGACAACTCTTTTCTCGCAATCTCTCTTCTTTGGCGATAATATTCGGGATAAATACATTCCCTTTGCCATTCATACAATCTTGACCAATCTGTCCACCTATGCACTATGCAGAATAATTTGTAAAATGCCATATAATCTCCTTTCGTCACGTGTTGCGTTACTTACTGAACAAAAAAAATAGGACTAGGGTTATCAATATCTAAAATAGAAATAAGTTGCATCATATCATCAGAATCAAATTTCTTCTTTTCAATGCGACCTTGCCACTGTCTTTTAGATAATCCCATCCTACTGTACACTTCTGTTTGCGTAAGTCCGCGCTCAACAATTAAGCCTTTGAGTTTGTTTGTATCTACCACTTTTCTTACCCCCTTTCTGTTTGGTCACGTATCGTGTGACTTTAATATAGCACACCATTTGTAACGTGTCAAGTAACTTTTAAAACTTTTTTTGTTGCATTTTGCGTTATTTGTGTTATAATGGTTTCACGGCACTAAAATATAGGAAAGGAGTTGAAAATATGGGTATTCACGAAAATATAAGAAGATTAAGAGAAGAACAGAATCTTACTTTAGAAGAAGTAGGTAAGAGAACAGGAACAACAAAGCAGACTATTAAGAGATATGAAAGTGGCGAAATATCTACAATTCCTTACGATAGAATTTTATCTTTAGCAAAATGCTTTGGGGTAACACCCGGAAGTTTAATGGGATGGGAAGAACCAAAAGAGATAATAGAAAGTGCTGATTTAGATGCAGATGTTATCTTTTTAAGCAAAGAAATCAAAGAATACGCAATTAAGTTATCTAAACTGTCAGAAGATGACAGAAAAGATATAATGAAAATGATTGACAGATTAGGAAAGTGAGGTGTAATTATGGAAATTTTAGCAATGTTAATTTTAGGAATTGTTATTATAGGTTCTGTTGTTATGGTAGAAAGTGCAAAAAAACCAAAGATGCCAAAATATACAGGGCAAAAACCAATATGTCCCAGATGCAAAAAATCACATTATCACACAATGGTTACAAGAGAAGTAGTAATACCTGGGCAAACAAAAACGCAAAGTTCATTAAACCTAAATCCGCTAAAGCCATTTACGGTTATGAACCATAAAGAAAAAGTGGTAAGAGAAGAAATTTCAAGGGAAGTTACAAGGTTTGTTTGCGATGAATGCGGAAATATATGGGGTTAAAATATAATAAAATGATTAAAAAATCCGAAAGTAGGTGTTTTATGAGAAAAATTTTTGTTTTATTTTTCATTTGCTTATTTCTTTGTGGTTGTTATTTTCAAGAAAATGAAGAAAACACCGAAATATTGCAAGAAATATCAGAAGAAGAATCAATAGAAGTAGAATATACGAAAGAAGAATACAAAGAATTGTGCAAGGAAGTTTATTATGATGATTTTTTTGCCGAAACTCCAAGTGTTGATGTTGGAAATTATGTGAAATTTAATGGTTTTATATCAGGAAAAGCAACTTATTATTATAGCGATACTTTTGCTATGGTTATAGATGATATAGACGAAATATATAATTTTAGAAGAGAATATATGGGTTCCTGTGTTATGCACGAAGAAACAAAAGACGATGCAGTGTCTAGTTATTTTGGAGAATCTGTTTATTTAATGTTTCCCGAAAATTCCGAATTAAATATAGACAATTACGAAGCCGGGCAACATTGTATAATATACGGAGAAGTAGTTCAAACTTGGAATGGTATATTTATTATTCCAGAGTATATAGAAATTCAATAAAAATAAGAGGGGTTTTATCGCCCCTCTTTTACTATGCGTGAAATCAATCTGTTTAAGTACATAAGTACATCTAATCTGTCGATTTTCATAATAATATCAACAATAGCCTGTCTGTAATACTCTTTTTCTTTTAATTCTTCCATAACAACATTCTCCTTTTCTATTTAATTGTGGAATAATATTGTTACGGTTTATTTTGAATCCGTCTATACCATTTATGATTTCTACTAATTTTTTAAAATGATATTGCATAGTTTTATCCTCTTACTATAAAAGGGGGTTTAAGGGAGTACCGCCGACCAAAGCAATACCCCCTCTTGCCGGAACTTGAGTGTGTGCCATTGCTGACACCTTAAAAATAATACATTGCAATACAAATTTCAATAAAATAAATTCGCAAAAATCGACAAAAAAATAAGGGGCAAGGAAATCAATCCAAGCCCCTTTTCATATTGCCTTATAATGCTTTTCGCTTTTCTGTGTAGCCAAATTCGATATAATGGCGGTAATACTTAGGCAAATTATCCCCGAATGCTTTACGCAAATCAGCATAATTATCACGATATGCTTTTACATTAAAGTTTGAACTTGCTTGTCTGCCCTCAATCATACCATACTTAATAAAATGCTCAAACAATTTCTTGTCGCTTTCTGCAAATACGGAATTTTTTAGATCCGCGTGCTTGTTCAAGTAATATGTCGGATTGAACACCAAAGCATAATCAAGTCCGCCGTCAATAAATTTGCTTTTTGTAACGCTGTTATTCGGCTTTGTAGTGTTGTTTGTAACAGTAGGCTTAATTTCTACCATCTGCTTTGCAACTGTCTTTAAAATGCCGTTTGCGATAGCTTTAGCCATAGTATCAGCATTGTACCTCTTAACATCGTTTGCGTTTGTTACAAAGCAACATTCAATCAATACGGCGGGATTGGGCGAAGTTTTTAAATATCGTAAGTCTTTGCGGATTTTTACACCTCCACCACGCTTTACATAGCCAAGTTTTCCGATTTCATCTGCAATATTCTGCGCTAATACTCTTGCCTTATCAGAATAAATAAGAACCTCTGTACCATTTGCCGACTTTAAAGAAAAAGAATTAAAATGAATAGAAACATCATATTCTGCGCCCTCAATATGCAACTTTACTGATTTGTCAATGATATCACGCTTACTTACACCGCTATCTATGGTGCAATCGTTAATTATGATGCCATTTTCAAGCAAAATTCTATTTACCCTACTTAATACTTCTCTTGCTTCTTTGCTTTCGTCAATTAATCCTACTGCTCCGTGGTATTTATTGCCTTGTGCTGCGTGTCCTGCGCCTGTGTTAATTGTAATCATAATTTATTCTCCTAATCTGTTGTTTTGGTGTATTGCGCCGTTAAAATAATAGATTTATTTTCCACATCTCCCCAACTGCCAAATTGATAATTCATTTGTCCATCTCCGTAATAACACGAAGCTTTGTAAGAGTTATCCCAATCAGTTCCAAGAGGAATAATAGATGTTTGAACTTTTGCAACTCCAAAAAAATAAATATAATCTTGTTCGTCTATTGTAAAATGTCCACTTGCTGCATTTATTCCATTTACAACATAAGTTTTCTGATAAACTGGTCTGCCATCAATCCAAGTGCCGACAACTTGTTCTTCCGTACTATAATTAAGTGATGAGCCACCACCAGATGCACCACCGACACCACCGATATAAAATGTGCCTCCGTTTACTATTGCACCCATTTATTTTCCTCACTTTCATCGTTATCTAAAACAAAATTTGCTTCTGATAAAGCAGATGGTTTAGTCCATATTGTTGTTACAGTTCCGTTAGTTTGTCTTAAATGTACTTTTGTAGCTTCAAAACTTGTACCATCAGTTCTTCTTACAATAAATTTGGTTGCATCACTTATTTTCATAATAGATACCCCCTATAAGTTAATGGTTACTTCTGTGCCACTTACTGTGACTGTGGGTAATGTACCGCCTTTAGAAGGTAAGTTATATTCAATGTTGCTTGATGAAGCGTCACTATTGGGAGAAATACGACCATATTTTCCATTTTTGTTATACAAAACAAGTGAGCCCCTAGCGTTTCCATTTGTACCAGTTGGAGTTGAGTTACCAATAATTATTTGTGTTATACCTTCTTGGGTTTCAGTTCCTTCTTGTACAACATTCATCGTAATGTAAGTTGCAAGGTTTTTCATAATGTTTAAAATGTTTGTTCTAACACTTGAAAAAGGTTTTTCGTTTGTACCAAGTCTTACAGCGTTAGCTTGATATGGTACCAAGTCTTGTGTATTCAAAGTACCAGTCATAGTACCGCCCGACAAGGGAAGATAATTAGTTAAATCAACTTTCTGTGTTTCAAGCTGTGCAATCTTGTAATAATATCCAGTTTCGGAATCTGCCTCTTCCAATACTTCTGCTACCCACCAATCGGGTACATCAAGCTCTACAATGTAAATATTATCGCCTTTGCTCCAAAGCCCCTTGTTATCCGCATTTGACAACCACGCTTGCATATCTGCGGTAGTTTGAAAAACGTGTGCTTGGTTTCTTCCTTTTGCAATGTTAGCGACTGTTTGAATAGCGTCTTGCACGTTTGTAGCACCGATATTGGATAAACTGTCATCGTAAACAATATTGCTTGCAGTGTATTCTGTATTTGGATAATCATAAATAAAGTAAACAACGCTTAAATCTTCTCTTTCTTCTGTGGGCAATGCTTGAAAATCAACCCAAGAAATGCGAATTTGCTTTTTCGTGCCTAATTCAGCAAGAGTTACATTGCCTTTTAGTTCGACATTTTCGATTGTTGGAAGATTAGTTAATTCTTCGTAGTTCATAGTGCCACTTCCGCTACCGCCACTTAAACCTAAATCTTCCGCAGATAAATCCCCACTTAACTCAACTCCATTTATTTTGGGTTTGTTATCAAGTTCTTCGTAATCATCTGTTCCGCCGGAAATGCCTAACTGCTCGCTAGTTTTATTTCCGTTTAATTCAATTCCGTTTATACTGGGTTTGTTTGACAAATCATTATAATTTGTAGTTCCTGTGCCGCCGCCACCGCTTTCTGGAATAGGGTTGGCTGTTAAATAATCATCAATAGCCTGCAAAGCATCTGTATGTGCTTGTAATGCTTCTGCCGTAATAGGAGTTGTTTGTTCGGGCGTATTCTTCCACCCGCTAGGATAAGGATTGTTAAAACTTGAATTATAAGTTGCCATAGTTTTCTCCTTTATAAAATAAATTAAGGGTAGGAAACTCCCACCCCTATATTGTCTGTAAAATATGCAAAACCAGTCGTTTGTTTTGTAATAATAGGGCTATCTAAGTAAATTGCCAGTACCGACGCATTACCATAACCGCCCTCATAAAAAGCACCATTTTCTACCAGATTGTTTTCAAAAATAGATGCAAAATTGTTGTGAATCCTAGCATCACGCACAGTAAAGTTTGCAACATTGCCATTTTTAACGTACTCTGTCCTTGTATCAATTTCAGAAATAAACATACTTAGATTAAGCCTTACTGTGTCTATTCCATTGCTTTCTCCGCCTATAAGTTGCAATTCTATATAATCGCCAGTATTCCACTCTTCCACTGTTTGCGGAGTTGAAACAAGGTCTGTTGATTTAATGGTAACTGTTGTTGATGTTGAGTAAAACAAGTAAAACTGACCGCCCCAAGGAATAATGTATTTTACATCTCTTATCCAGTTATTTGGATTTGATACATAAGCCCCAGAATCCACAACAACATTTATGCTACTTCCGTCGCAAGACAAAACATATGCCCTTGTAGAATTGCGTCCAGTTTCTTCATTGTAAAAACTACCGCTTACATAAGCATAATTTATGTTATTTCTAGTAAAGCAATATTCAATACTGGCATATTCGCCTCTTTCATCAAAAGCATATTCAATGATTAAGCCAGTATGCGTTAAGAACTTTATAACAAGTCCGTCGGCAAGTCCGTCGCCGTATGTCCATATTCCGCCGTTTGATTGATATTTGTATCCATATTCTTGTTCATAAGTCCTAAACAAAAAATACAAATCTTCGTAAATCAGTCTTTCGCTTACAAAGTCATTGTTGCTATCAAGCACCACTTTTGAAACATTATTTTTATTATCCGCATACAAAAATCCGTCATAACACGGATAAACCCATTTGACGCTATTTGAAACACCTACTTTTTTCCAATATCCACCATCATTTGTTACCCAAACATAGGATAAATAGCTTTTATCGTATAATTTTATTCCAAAAACCTTGTTTTCCCCACTTATGATTGTGTCAAAAACATTTCCATATCTGCGGTCTGCGGTATATGTCGCATCAAGACTAGGCGGATTTTCGTATATTTTATTTATTCCTATGGTTGTTGAACCTGCCTTAGTGTTAATCAAACTTCCGTAACTACTGCCAAAGCCACCACCCAATTTTTGCCAAATAATACCACCTTGGTCTTTAAAATACATAGCATTATGAAATTTTCCGTTAAAATATATGTCTTTATGGTCTTTGCCATTAAAATATATTCTTGACGATTGTCTGCCCATTACTCAACCACCACCGTTCCTTGCACAAGATACACTACTCCGTATTCTTCATTGCCGGTTAATGATGGCACAGAAACAATAGGTATTGCTTGTCCGCCTTGTTCCAAATTAAATAATCTTCTGCTCAAATCAGCGGTTTTAAAATTAAGGCTTTGTATGTTTTTATCAACCTTGTTTACTTCTTGGCTATATCTTTCTACTCCGTCAGCCGTATATGTGTCTTTTAAGGCTTGTATTCCGCTTAATTTCCTTGTCAAAATGTATGTGTCCACATAACTTCCATCGTCAGACAAAAACGCCACAGAATCGCCAACTTCGTGACAAGGATTTCCTTTTACTTCTGCGTCGGATGGAACGTAAGCTACGTTTTCAACTTTATTTAACATATTAGTTGCCATTGTTTGTAGCTGACTTTCACTCTGTCCGTAAGTTATTATGTCATTTTGAACAATATATACGTTTGGAATAGACATTGAACGTGCATTGTAATTACTACTTCCTGCACTTGCGCCAATACTTCCGTTTTCTTTTCTAATTTCTAATGTATCAATCTTTTTAGCCGTGTAGTTTTCGTAAAACAATTCTTTATATCTACTTCTTGGTATTTCCACATTTTCTGAATATGTACCCGGAAATACCATTTCGCCCGGAAACAAATCAAACGTAGGATAAATACCGCTGCTTGCATTACCAAGCGACACATAAGTAAACACTCCGCTTCTGTTAATGTGTCCAAACACACCATTTATTTCGCAAATAGCATTTAAAACTGTTCTGCCAGATAGTCTGTCTTCTTCGGATTGAGAATTGTAAATATATGCACCATCATTTACTAATGCAATTTCTTGTTGTTCTATGCCAAAATAATTTAAAAGTGATGTACGCAAGTTTTTAATGGTAATAGGAAAAGATAACGATTTCCACCAATCAATAACATCTGCGTTAATAATTTCGTACATTGCGTCATAAGCAACAATATCCCTTTTTCTTCTGTCTTTTGATAACGTATCGCTATAAACTGTGTAATTTCCCAATACAAAAGGATTTTCAAAATTATTATCAAGAACAATAGATATTGTAATCATCATGTCTTTTAATGCTACAATTCCGTTGTTTCTAATAGAAAAACTAACCTTACTAGCTTCACAACTACCAAATCTTAACTGCGTGTCGCTATTTAGGGATTCTGACAATGAAAAACTTTCTTGGTAAATATCTTTATTAGTAATTTGACCGATACCATAATCAATAATAATGTCTTTTTTTACGCTATCTTCATTGAATAAATGTTCCAACGAATAGTTAATCATTACAACACCACCTTAATATCCGATAAATTCAATCGGTGTTTCGTTATACTTTATAAGTTCTTTTGTTGCCATATATATAGTAAATTCGGGGTCGGGCATATACATATTCATAGTCACATAGTTGTCGGTTTCGGGCATATAAAACTCGACTAACGCCTTGCGCTCTTGTGGGACTGTGTAATTTGCTTGAATATTGCTTAAAAATGCCGATATTTCCCTGTTTGTTTTTAAAGGCGGAATATTAAATGCAATAACCGCCGAAAAATGCTCTAATGCTTCTCTATGTAATTCGCCGTTTGCATCACGATAACTGTCTAAATCCAATATTTTCTTGCTTACTTTGTATGTTTCAGCACGCATCATTGACAACGGAATTTCATAATTGCCAACTTTTATTAAATATCCTTGATATGCCATAGTTTTCTCCATATAAAAAAAATAAGGACAGAAGATTTCTCAACTGCCCTTATCTCTTTTAACTAAATGCTGGTCTGCCTGTGGTTCTGCTAAAGCTATCTGCTTCTTTTCTGACCACCCTAAACAATCGTCCTGCATCTCCCTCTAGTGTTACGTTTACATTTGAATAATTACCTTGATTTGAGAATGCTCGCATCATTCCTCGGTATGCCGCTTCTTCAATTCCGTCTGTAATTTGCTGATTGTTAGCAACCGCAGTTTTTCCATTGCTGAATTTACCTACTAATTCCGTATGGTTTGCGTAAAACAATCCATCTTCTTTAGGGAATCCGCCAGTTGCATAAGCCTTAATTCCAGTACCTATATTTCCAAAAGAATTAAGACCGCCGATGTTAAAATCAAATTTTGTTTTTGATATTAAATCGTGTATTCCACCAATCAATAACTCAAACATCTTTTTAATACCCTCGGCAAACACCTTGCTTTTTTCTGATATTTGATTAAAGAAATCTACCACCAACTCTATTGGGTTAGGTTGCATCAAAGATGTATCAAAAGCAACTAACCAAAAGTTTTCTTTTATGTCGTTTATTAGATTACTCCAATCGTAATTTTCTAAAAGCCTTACTGCTTTTTCAAACCCCATTTGTATTTCGCTTGCAACTTCGTCCGGCAATATAACAGATGCTAAATCGGTAGCCATATTGTTTAAAGCAATTAAGGCATTAGCCCACCCGGCATTTTCTAATTCTTTAAAAAATCCGCCTTCTCCAAACCATTTAAACTCTTTATACCACTGCGCATCTTCTGGAAATAGTTTTTCTCCCAACCATTTTCCAAAATCAAATCCTGCCCAAGCGGCTATAATTCCTGCAATTAAACCTGCACCTATTGTAAGTCCTATTTCCATTGCCGTTCCCGCTCCGAAAATAAGCCCCAAATCCATTGTAAACAAACCGCCAACGCCACCAAGCGATTTTAATGCGGTTGCCAAACCAACTAAAGCGGTAGAACCTTTTGCAAGGCTTACCAAATTAGTTAAAGGAGAAACAAGCAGTGTAATACCTTTACCTAAAAGGCTAATTGTTGTTGCTACACCAGACAATCCGGCAAACGCTAACAAACCAGTTGCAATAACTCCAAAAGCATAACCCCATTTTTCTGCTTTTTCGGGGTCTCCTTTATTTAGCCAATCTGTAAGTTTTGTTACAGCACCATCTTCGCCAAACAAATTATTGATTGTTGTTACGGATATATCTCCCAAATCTTCAAAGAAGTCCAAAAGACCTTTTCCAAAGTTTTCTGCGTAAGGTTGCAATGCTTCTGATAAATCTCCGATGTTTTCAGAAATTGCTTCCCATTCAATATCCTCAAAATCTTCTTTAATAATATCCGCTATTGGCTTAAATATCTTTTCTATAATATCAGCAAAATCTTGCGCTTTGTTTTCCATTTGGTCAAACGCATCTTGCCAAGCCTTTTCGTATTCTTTGGTAGCGTCTAAAATTTCATCGGTTAAATCAATAGTACCGCCGCTTACCCCACTGCCTTTTGATTTATTTGCATCGTCAGGTGTTTTAATGACGTTTAACTTATCAAAACCAAGTAAGCCCATATAGGCTTTCTTTGCCGACTTTGATACACCATCCAAACTGTCTGCAAGTTCGTCTGTATCATCTTCCAAAGAGTTAAAACCTTGACCGAAACTGTCCAAATCAAGTTTAATTCCCAAAAGGTTTGCTAAACTCACAAGCAATCTCTTTAGCGCAATCGTAGCACCGTTTAAAACAGGCATAATTTTTTGTAAAGCCGGGATAAACAACTGACCTAAAACCATTCCGACTTCTTTTACGTTATTGCTAAACTGTCGCATCATATTGCTAGGAGAATTGATAGTGTTAGCCAAATCGCCCCAAGCCACTTTACTTTGGTCTAAAATAGCCAAAATACGCAACTGCATCTTTTCGGCTTGTGTCATTTCCGACACGGCTTTTTCAAGACCTAATTCATAAGCGTAAGTCTGCAAGGTCGCATTCGTAATGTCGATACCATACTTATATAACGCTCTTGATTGACCGATTAAACCGCTTTGTAAGTTTTGCATTACATCGGCATAATCTAAGTTGAATAATGATGACAAATCCGAACCTAATTTTGTGATTGAACTTGCCGTTGCCAAGGAAACTTCCCCGGTCTGCCCTACTGAGTTTGTGACGGATGCTAACTGCGAAGCGTACTGTGTCACTTCTTGCAAGTTAAGACCGAGATTTTGCAATCCTGTTTCGGTAAGCAACCCTGTTCCGTCTGCGTTCATTTGTATTGAAAGACCCGAAAGACCGCTTAATCGTTGTTGCAACCTTGTCGAAAAACTGTCGGCGTATGCTTCTGCACTTTCATATCCGTATTGCTCAAATTGGTGCGACCAATCGCTACCGATTTTTCCAAGTGCTACATTAAAGTAGTTGTATGCTTCCAGATAATCGGCGGTACTGTCAATTGCTTTTCCAAGACCTTTAAATGCCCTTATTAGCAAGAAATAAGTTGCGTAAAACTTACCTATTGCACTAGCCAATCCGCCAAAACTTGCCCTTGCCCTTGTAGCACTGTTAGAAGCCCTATTTAGCCCCTTTGAAATGCTATTCGATGCAGAACCTACCTTTGCACCTTGTGCGCTTAAATTCGCCAATGCGTTAGTCATTCTGATAACATTCTCACTAACCTTTGGTGCTTTTGAAAGCGTAGTCATAAGGTTGTTCATTGCGGTTGCTAACTGCGGAATATTAGTAATTGCATTTGTTACGGATTTATTACCAAGTTTTCCAAGGTTTTTTGCTAAATCTGATACTTGAACCGCATTTTGCGATACCGCACCAATGTTATTAAAAGCTCTTGTCATATGCGACAACGAACTCGCCGCATTGTTTAAACCTTGCGTATTGATATTTGCAAGTTGGTTAATTCCGTTTGCAAGTCTAATAAACTTTGCTTCGCCAACGCCCTTAAAACCCTGCATACCTCTTGACAAGGATTCTACGCCCCTACCAAGTGCCACAAGGTTATTACTTCCGTTTTGTGACTTTCCAAGAGAATTAGAAAGAACATCAAGCCTTGATACTAATTTATCTATGGAACTGTTCGCTTTTTGTGCTTTGGCTTCTATGCTTATGGATAAAGCATCAATTTCAGTCGGCATTCTTTCCACCTCTCTAATAATTATTTTTAGTTAGCGACCATTCTCGTTTTGCTGAATGGCCGGTAAAAAGACAGTAGGCTATGACACACTACTGTCCTAATATTAAGAAGGACTTTGCGGAAGCCCTTGCTTCTCAAGCAATTTTATTCTTTGTTTCATTTCAAAGACCGCAATTTCTTCTTTTGATTCTTTGTATTTGTTTTCTTTTGTATTTTCTTGAATATCCGAAAACATAGGTTTTTCAAAATATTTGCTTGCAGTTCCGTGCTTGCCTTTCCACAAGAAATTGTTGCAAACGGTAGAATCCAAAGCAGACATAATGTATTGACCCATTATCCACATATCTTCATCTTTTATTTTTTGCCTTTGCTTATAAGATTTATAAAATGCCCTTAATTTATTCGGTGTGAGATGCCAAAATGTTTCATAAGGAACACCAATCGTCAAGGCATAAGGTAATATATCCTCATAGACTAATTCTCGATAACTTTTGTGCTTGACTTCTTCTTGTGGTCTTGGGGCATCTTCGGCTGTTTCTTTTTGGTCTCTTCCGTCTGGAACATCTTGTCCAAACCAATCAGCTCGAAAAAACCATCATTTCCCATATCTTCAAGCAAAATTTCCATTAAAGCATAATAATTTCCATCTTCTTGACCTTTTCTTTCAAGCAAATACTGTTTAACAACCGCTTTTGTTTTTGATAAATCCCAATTTTCTTGATGCTCAAGAAGTCCTGCGTGCAACATATGTAAAGCGGTCTGCGGTACATCTGCCATAGCAGAAATAAGTTCTTTAATATCCGCATTGCTCTGCGCCATTGCCACATTTGTCATTAAGCCAGTAATTTTTTCGGTACAATCCTTGTGCAAAGATGCTTCAATGCTAAATTCGATAGTGTAGTCTTTATTTCCAATTGTTAATGTTCTCATATTTTATCCTTTCCTCCGCCTTAATTAGCGGAAAGGAGAGGGCTTTCGCCCCCTCGCTTATTGCTAATAATCTTCTTATGCTCCAGCCTTTGCAGTAAGTGTAATTTCAGTGGGATAACCCAACTCATCTTCCACTACTTCTACATCGTAATCATCTTCAATCCACTTGGGAACTGTTGCGATCGCTACGGTTGCCGTTCCTGTTAAGTGGTCTTCTGTTGCTTCATCGGGTGCAAAACTTTCAGTACCGATAAACGCACAAATACCTTCTGAACCCCTGCCGTCTGTACCATAAAGAATACAGAAGTCAAGTTTCTTTCCTGCATCTTCTGCAAGTGCATCTTTGTACTTCTTTTCAAATGCTCCGGGTACTTCCATTGAAGCCGCACTTCTTCTTCCTTCTTCCTGTGTTTCAACCAAATCTTCAAGAGTTGAAGTATCAACCATATTTGCTGAACCAAAAGGACTAGGGATTGACTTTGCTCTAATTAAGAGTTTGTAAGTACCTTCCCAATAATTTGCTTCACTTACTTCTTTGGTCTGAACTCTGTAAATGATTCTACTTTTTAAACCAGTTGCCATTTTCTTTCCTCCATAATTTTATAAATAATCGCCTTTATCCATTGACCGCCTAAATCTCGCCGTCATTCGGTGTACGTCTTGTGTGCTTTCAAAACTAGGCATTGAATTGATTTCAAATCCCATAGTTTTCATCACTTTTGTAACTTCGGACATAACTTTTCGTGCTTCATTCTGTGTTTTGTTACTATAAACATCTACTTGGAACGTAAATAACGCACCATTGACCGATGTTCCTTGCAAATCTCTTCCTTGCTCGCTTGCCGGAAGTGCATTGAAGTACACAAAAGGAAAAACCGCAGGTGCTTTACTGCTACCCACGGTTGAAAAATTGCTGTCTGTCATATTGTATGTGTCTTTTATCGTTTGTGAAAAATTCTGCTTTAGCCTTGTGAATACCATAAGAGGTATCATCATATACCAATCGCTCATTTGAATACCTCTCTTGCAACCTTGACTACTCTGTTCATCAACTCCATAGATGTTTCATACATAAATGGTCTTGACGGCATACCTTGTGTAAAATATACGTTTCCTTTATCGTCTTGATAAAACCAACCGTATTGTCCGGGCGAAATCTCAAATATCTTTTCTCCTACGTTATATTCCCAATCGACACCTTCCGGGAATGGATAAGGATAACCACCTTCCATCCCTAGTTGCCCACTTCCGAACTCGACGTAGGCGGCATGTTCACTGTCCGCTACAATATAAAAAATGGCAGTCCCTTTCGTGCTGCCACCATATTCCGTATGAATACTCGCTATCAATTCGCCTGTAAATATTGCATCCAATCTCGCCACATTTGCCCTAGCAATGTCAACTCCATCTTCTGCAAGTGTTTTAGCCAATAAATCGACTTTGTACTGTAAACTGCTTTTGTACTCCAACAATTCTTTCTTTAGTTTCTCAATGCCTTTTACGGATAAATCGGTTTTGAATACTCTCTTTGCCATTACTTCACAACCTTTTTCAGCACATACTTGTCAAAATTAAGACTAGGGCTAATTTTTACAATTCGATAGTCGGCACTGTATTCGTCTGCATTGCCACCAATGTCCTTTATAGGCTCTGCGGTATGCCAAATAAGGCTTGTTTCTTTTATAGGCAAGGTATTCTTACCTACAACCAAAACCGCTTCATAATCGGCTAAATTCAAGCCAAATTCAACCGCTTCTGCTTCTCCACCACTCATAGCAATATTGCCGTAAAATTCAACAGGTTCACTATAAATGTTTTTCGGTTCGCCAGTAGGGTATCTGTTTCCATCTTCGTCAATATATTCTTCTTGAATAGTATCGACAAGTGTTGCGTAATACATCTTTTGTTTATTCTTGTTTAGGGTTCTCATTTGCAACCAACTCTTTTGTTATACTGTGCGTTGCTAATCATCATAACCGCACCAAGGAATGTGTCAATTGCGGTAATAGTACCTACAATTTCTTCTCCGTAAGGCAATCCCCAAATACCTGCTAATGCAAAGTAAAGAGTACCAATTGACGGAAGAACAATAACAACAATCCATTTAATAATATCGTATGCTTTATTACTCATATTGCACCTCACTACATACCAAATTGCTTAAACAAAAATCCGATAATAATGCCAACAACAGCAGTAACCGCATAACCAATCAACTTTCGCCACATTTCGCCATCTCTAGCTTCGAGTTTTGCAAGTCTATCGCCTTGGTCTGCCTGCTCTTTTTGCATTGTTTCCATACTTAACGCTAATCTTTCAACCGATACAAGAAGTTTGTTGTTTTGCTCTACAACCTTTTCCAACTCCCCAATACGTTTGTTTTGCCGTGTATGTTCATCTTCCATTCGCCTAGCAAATTCGTTATGCTCTGCTCTTGTTAATGCACCATCCATTACATTACCTCTCAAGTTCCATTTGTCTGTTCCCCACCACCAATTACAGACTTTACCCTGCGGAAACGACAAGTCTCTTTCAAGCCGCCCCCACGCACTGACTACTATAATATTGTTACATAGTTTGGAAATGCACTATAAATACTAGGGCTTATCCAACTGCTTTCATAACTTCTTGATACGCCATTTTCGGAGTGTGACTTCTGTCCTTCTGCTCCGGCTTTTGCATAAACATCTACACAAGCCATAGCCAAAGTGTTTTTACCTTTTGACAAATCGGAAACAATGTTCTTCTCTGCAAAATGGCTGGGAAAGTGGCAATTCTGCGAAATATGTTCAATAACAAAATCCACAATAGACAACGGAAATTCTGTCATTGTTTCGCCTGTTTCTGTCACATAATCTTTTGCCTTATCACGCACATATTCAGTTAATTCTTGCATTGTTTCCATATTCGCAACTCCTACAATTCAAACTTCTCAATCAAAGCCTTTTTGATTTCTGCACCCGTCAAACCATCTTCAATACCGTTTTCTTT